TATTGAGTTGCTTGTAGCGTACCTTCAAATCCGTTAGGTCCGCCACCAATATACACCCAAGCTGTACCGTTCCACATAAACACTTCGCCATTAGTATTAGTTAAAATATTCTGTGGATTGGCTTCGCTTGGGGCAACAGTCGGTGCAAGTACTGATGCGAATGTACCGTAACTTTGCTGCGAATAATTCGCTGTTTTTTGAATAGCACGCAATAGTTGGCTATTATCAGCTGCGTCAAAAGTAAGCCCTGATTTTTCAATGATTATTCTTTTATCAAAGAGAAGTTCATTGTAAATTTCTGCTACGTTTTTTGATGCCGTTGCTGGTGATGTGCCATCTGTTAAACCAACAACTGATGTTCCAGCGTACGGTGCTATTGTATTCGGTCCAATTAAGAAATCCCCAGTCGGTCCGACGTTTGAGATACCATCTAACAATGATGTAATTGCCATATTTACTTTCCTTTTTAAAATTTAATTTGCGGATAATTCTATCCACTTTTGAACTTGACCGCCAGCTGGGCTGTTGTATAAATAAGTACCACCAGATGGTATGGTTGCCTCTAGTGTGCCATAATATACAAAGCCCGCAGATGTTGCAGCATAACGACTGCACACAATAAGCCCACCTACCCAAAGTGAATGTATTAAATTAACACCACCGACAACATTAACAATAACGATTAAATCTGTATTTGTTGTATTTGTATAAGTAACGTCTTGCTGTCTTGTTGCTGTTACATCTTTATAAGTTCTAACGGGCAATGCGTTGGCTATTTGAGTATTAGCAATAGTTGTTGCAATTGCTGTTGCAATGGTTGATACCGCCGTTTTAATTGCACCATTATTGTTTATTGCGTTTAATAAACTACTAGGTGTTACTAATTTAATAGCAGATACGCCGTCAATCACTTCTTGATTAGTTGCTATTGCACTTGATATTTGATTATTGGCTATATTTTTAATAGCAGTATTAACTGTTCCCATGCTATTTATTGAACTTAAAAATGTAAACGGGGTTACTAACTTATAAGTATTAAGCCCGTCTGACACTTCACTCGGCGATGCTATGTTATAATTATATTTACTATCAAATGAATTATTAGATAAGTTCGTAATAGCAGTATTAACATTACCGTTATTTACGGAATACAATAATCCACTCGGCGTAACTAACAAAGTAGTAGAAACACCATCGGCAGTTTGTTGGTTGCTTGCATTTGAATCGGGCGTATGTACTTTAGTCATTCTTGAGCGTATCCAACAATCGTATTATTTATTTCAACTGGTATATTAAAATTAAACGGATAATAAGTAAAGTCTATTGATTGTGTCAATTTGTAAATAGTTATAATATTGTCGTTTATATCAGTCAAATAATCAAAATCAGCGGGCAATGGGTCATTAAACGCAATTAAGCGAACTTTTGAGAATAATTTAATATTGTTTATATCGGTTACGTCGCCATCATTATAAAATATAGGTTGATATACTTTAGGCTGTGGTTGTTCGGGTAGATTGTATCCGTTACAAAGGCTGTAATTAATAGATGCTGGCAAGTGTTTACTCATTAAGCATTCAACGATATTAATTTTTGTTTCGTCTTGAATAGTTAATGACTGCCCCACTCCACCCGTCCAGCCTCCTACAGTTGAATGATAAATAATATGGCAGTAAGGCAAATTAGTAGGTATTAGCGGTTCAGTAATACCAGTAACACACACACCACCTGATACCATTAATGGATTTCCAGTACCTCCAGTCCACCCGCCAACTGTTGAATGGATTGTAGACTCTGTTATTTTTAAACTAGTGCAACCCGTTGCTATTTTTAATAAGCCCTCTAATTGACTAATTGTACTTATACCAATGCTTTTACGTGCAGTGCATACTTGTGCTTGTCTACCTTCTAAATCTGTCGGATACGACTTAGCACAACCGCTGGGCAGTCCGTATTCAGCTTCAAATTCATTGATTAATTCATTTGCACCACACGCCAAACTTTCTTTTTGAAGTTTACACATTGCACTTTCAAAACCGCTTAAAAGCGAACCAAAGGCGGTGTGTAAAGCCATTTTTAACTGGCTTAAGCAGTCCCACATTTTACCAGTTGGCTCTAATCTTTTAGCAACTAAAGCATAATCACTGGGCTTTTTTACTTCGCATAAATTATATTCTTGTGCTTGAGCAAAACTATTGCAGTCGCTTTGTTGTTTATTACAATCATTTATTGCCATATTATCAGTCCTAAAACGCCGATTTCAAATACTGGGGCTTGTGCAATAAAAGTTAAAGGTAAAGTCGGTGAATTTAAAGTATGGTCAAACTCACCTTGTCCACTACTAATTGCCTCGGATATATGAGACAATGGCACAGTAGCAGCGGGTGATGCTTCACGATAAAGTAAGTCTTTTAATTCTTCGGTTACGTTGTTTCTTACGTTTATATCAGCATTCGGATTTAATGTAATGTTAAAATCAATCGCTTTTAAAGTGGGCGGAAACACGTAAACATTTGAACCAACTGGTGTAAATTGTGCTAAATGTGTCAGCATTTGATTAATACGCGATTGAGTAGGTACAATGCCGTCGTTATCTTCTGCAAAGACTAAGCCGACTGTGCCGTTACCGTAAACCGTCGGTAAAATCCACACTCGCGTCACACTTGCACCTAAACTAAACGCCCAGCGTTCCCAGTCCGATTTAGTACCAGCACCGGGTGGATTTCTTAATCTTAATAATGTTCTTGCACGTAAGCCATCGTCGCTTTCTTCTTCACTGCCCCCGCTAATCCCGCTAGTACATACTGTTGAATTAGTCAAACCAACAATTGGTTGTAAAGGTGTTAATTGTGCTGTGTATGTTATATTTCCGATACTTCCGACGTTTAAACATATTACATTTATATTTGCAGTTAGCGTATTGTCTAAAATAATTGATTGTGTTGTTTGATACTGAATACCACTTGTTGAAGTGAATATTTCACCCAGTGATATAACCGTACCGTTTAAGCCGTCTACTTTTACGCAACCTATAGCAGCAGTTGCGGGCAAACGATTAACCCCGTAACTTTCAGCAATTTGTGTTAAATATTTAGTTGTTGCAGTCGTAAGAAATAATTGGCGACTTAACCAGTTTAGTGTACTGTATAAGCCATCAATTAATCCCGCCCAAATTTTAGCAAAAACACCCAAAACACTAAACCGCATACGCGCGTCGGTATTGGGTATCAATGCCTCAATTTGACTAATCGCTTGATTGTTTAATTCTGTTAGTGTTGGTCTGATAATTGGCATAATTTATTTTGTTAATCGTTTTAAATGATGTGCTAAACGTTTTGGTAAGTAATCTTTTGCTTTTAGCTCAAGTGCTTGCATTATTTTATCATTACCGAATGCTTGCGACACACTCGGGCCAGTTAAAAACTGTATATCATTTTTGTAAAATTCAAAACCACCTTTAAATCTTACTCTCTTTTTAGCTTCAAATCTTAAGCCGTTATTTTTCTTTGCGTGCATACCGCGAATTGCAACTAAACCATTGCCAACAAAAAAAGCGTGTGGGATTTTTTTACGTCCATTTTTTACTTTTACTGATATACCACCGCCTGATATTAAATTTATTTTACCGCGTACCCGTTTAATTATCTGCCTTTTTCCATATCGTATTGGTGAAAATTCTCTTAAGTTTACTCGTTTTGAATTAGATTCAATTTTAGCCTTTAAATTTGTTTGATTTGCAAAGTAATTTTTTAAAGTTCCTTTTATTTTAGGCGTACTCATATTGTACCCCTCGGCTTTAATCAATCTTGACGTTGCTGTACTGGATACTCTAACTGTATCATTGATTGATAGCTTTATTACTTTTGATTTAATATTTTTACTAATAAAAGTAACATTTTTAAAAACTTCATCAATATTTGATTTTATGGATACGTTAGGCATTGCACACCTCAAAATTACCCACGTCCCAAGCATATTTAAACCGCCAAAACTGGCTAGTATTATTAGGTTGTTGAACCTCAATTTTAATTTTTAACTGTTTACTGCTACACCCATCGTAACTGGCTTCTACAATTACATCGCTGGCTATGCCGTCATCAATTAACCAGTCCAATGATTTTTTAGCATACTGTTTGGCTTTATTTAGTGTTTCTTGTGTTGTATTACTGTTTTTCAATAACCACAAATAACTACCAAACTCGCCATCGCTGCCGATTTTACTACCCCACCAGCCTTGCTGGTCGCTTGCTTCGCCATTGGGTAAAGTATCACCTGCCCTTGCTCTTGCGTTTGTAAACAATGACAATGCAATTGCATTTTGTAATTCGTTGCCCAATACTAAATCACCGCAACTTACTTTTAAATCAAAGCATTGCTCTTCAGTACAATTAATAATTAAAGCTAAATCAGTCATTGAGACGCTCCAGTATTCACTCCACCGCCAAAGTGATTGCCATTATTTTGCGAGTGTGTATGGTTTTGTAGACTAATTGAACCCGCTTTTATATCACCTATAGCCTCAATTTTACCGTTTACTTGAATGTTTGAATTAATAATTAATTTATTACTTGCTGGGTTTATTTCAATATCACCGTTCTTTTTAAACGTAATTGTACTAATACCCACGTCTGTTTTAGCGTACATTTGTACTTCGCCTTTACTAATCAATGGTCTGTTTTTCTTATCAACAAAACTAATCAGTACGCTGTGGTCGCTATGCCCATTTACATTTAATACAATCGCTTCGGTTACGTTATCAGCGGGAACTGCATTAAATCCATAAGTTTGTATCACTTCTACATCGTCTTGTATGTCATCGCTGGTACACTCAATAGACGCTTGAATGCTGGGCGTATCTAATTTTAACATTCTTAATATTGCACGTTTAACGTAATTCATCGCTCACCCCTAAAATATAACGCGGTTGTTTCTTTTTTATCGGTAGTTTTTTTAACTGTTTTTGCTTTCTTTTTTACCGATTCTTTTTCCGGTATCTCTTCTAAAATATCAAAAGATAAAGGACTTATTAATGTAATTGTACACGTTGAACCGCTGCTATCAATACTAAAATCAATGGCAGATATTAACCAATTTACAGTTATATCGGTATATTCTGATTGCACTGTTGTTAATGTGTTTATCTCCCACAGTTCACCGTTTGACTGCCTCCAGCCTTGAACCTTTGCAGTTATTTTTCTACTGTTTGATTGCCTATTGCCGACTTCCCATTGCGCGCGTTTTAAGCAGTCTGTTTGTGTGCTTTGTTGTTCAGCTTCAATAATTAGTGGTCTGTATCGGTTTAATTTACCTATGCTATTTTTAGACAATACTGTTGCAGTAGGTTTAACTCTATTTTGTAAGTCAGCAGTTGAATATTGATTTTGACTGTTTACGTCTTGAACTGCACCGCTAGCCTGCCCTTTTACTGATATTTCACTAAATAAATTCGTAAAATCGTCGGCTATTTCAAGTGATAAAAGATTACCGCCCAGTACTAAGCCATCATAAGATGATCCGTTTAATCCTGCGCGAGTAACAATTAAACCGCCGTTTCTATCACTAACTAATAAAACACCTTGCGACTTGCACACTTCTTTTAGTGTTTCGTGTGCAGTTTGTGAACCTTCGCCAGTAGTTTTTTTCTTAAACTTACCGCCGCCGTTTAAAGCCAGTTTCTTTGGTACTTTAATTTTAGTTGCTTGTTTTTTTAAATATCCAGTACCATTACTGTCTAATTGGGTATATAGTAAAATATTAAACGGTTTAAGAATATCAATTGCAACGGCTTCAAAAGATAAGTTTTGCCATTGCTTAGGCTTTACGCTACAGTCTACTAAATCGCCTGTTTTATCGCGTCCCTGCACATTTATTGCTGTGCTATTGGCTTCTAGTCTTAATGTTTTGCTATCAATATAACCACTAATTAAAACGTCTTTTCCAAACTTTAAAACGCATTCGTCGCCAGCGGTAATTTCCCACGAGTCTAACATATTAGCTATTTCTAAACTAAACGAACCCGCTAAATTCTCAATAGAATGATTAACGGTTACGCTTAACCAGCTGTCATATAGTTTATTATTAACGATTAATTGTATTACGTCCATATCAATTTATTATTGCTATTTTTTGATTGTGTGGTACAAATAAAGGATTGGCTATTGCATTACGCTCAATTAATAACTCATCGTTCAACTCGCCATAATGCCTGTACGCCGTAACAATCAATGGCGTAAATGTTTGGCTCATTGTCGTATCACATAAATTAGTGTAGTTAATTCTTGATAAATAATCATTTTGACTAGTCAAATATTGCAATATATCAGTACGCGTGTTTACTAGTTTTGATTGTGTCTCATCAAAAATGTATTGACTGCTTAAATCATAAATTTGATTAGTAATTAATTCGCTAAAATCAGTCCGCAACACTTTCATATCGTCAATTGTTAATACTGTAACTTCGTTAAAGTTTAAATCTCGTTCGCCTACTTTATTAATAATTAGTTCGCCCTGCCTAACTACTGATGCAGTTTGTATTAAGTTTTTTATTGCGTTATTATTAATTTCTTGTTGTTTACGTGATTTTGTTTTATAGGTCGGTAACGGAGCGACTGCCCAGTTTTTTATTGCTGTTACGTCATTAATTGATTTAATAATATTAATAATATTTAAACTTAATAACACCGCCGACAAATTCGCACCGAATATAATTTGCCTTAATTGCTGTTTAGCGTATTGAATAGTTTGATAAGTTTGCAATGCAACGTTGTTAATATTACTTGTAAATGACTGTGTGCTAACAACATTGGTTACTTTTTCTAAAAATGAATTAATTTGATTAATTGCACTTTCACGCACAAAACCCGCCGTATTCTCAACAGTAAATAAACTATTAAAATCCGTCTTTATGGCTTCATAACTTTCTAAACAAGACAATTCAGCACTAGCCTTTTTGTCAAATAAATTATTTGAGTTTGAATTACCATTAAATACTTTTTTACCTTGCTCAATAAAAGTAAACGTAAACGCAACTAACCCGCCGTCTTTAGTAGAAGTTTCAGTAATATTAAACTCGGTAATATGACCTGTAAGTTCACCATAAAATGGATTAGTAAATACGCCTTGACCGCCTGTTTCAATCAGTTTAATTAAAAAATCACGTTCTAAAAATGGATTAAAATTATTCTCTTTGTTAGCGACTAAAAACCCGTTAATTGTTTGTGATCTATTTTTACGTCCTAAATCTTCAACGAACGGATTATCACGCTGTACAAATTCGTGTACAACTACACGGCGACCCAAATTAAAGTCGCTGCTTTCAACGTTAAACTGAATGCTACCTGCGGTGTTTTGAAACTTAGCAATAAACAATTCTTTTAAGTAATTCACGCCGTCATACTCCCTGTTTTAGCGTTAAGCACAAAGTTTTTATTGTTTGATTGTAACGCCGCAACACTAGGTTTACCGTTTTGATTAATATTTATATCAATCTTTCCCGATACTGAATTGTTGTTATTTGCCATTAAGTTTTTATTCTGCACTGCTTTATTTTGAGACAGTAAATTATTTATATTGTTTGTATTTTTTACATTATTTAAATTCGCTATGTTTTTTACATTACTAACATTGTTAATGTTACTTGTACTTTTTATGTTTGAAGAATTAAAACTAGGTATGTTTAAAAGTTTTGTCGGGGTAATAGCTGGGGCAATATTTAGCGGTTTTGTTGCGTCAGTTGCTTTTTGCGTATCAGCCCATAACGCTTTAGTTGCGGGGAAAGCCATCGAAGCGTCTATTTTTTTGCCTGATAATCTATCCCATATCAATCCTGCTAAATGCAGACCATCAATAAATAATGTAAGCACAGTCATAACGCCTTTAATTGCACCGCCGACAACTTCACCAGCCAATTTACCTGCCTCTGCCCAGCTTGCAAAGCCGTCTTTTGACTCTGTTGTTGCACCAAAAAACTCTGCAATTCTATCAATTAAATTACCGACTAAACTACCAATTACGCTTAATGAATTGCCTATTGGTTGTAAACTTGTCATCAATCCATCAAAGAAACCACCGCCAAATGCCATAAGCTGCTCTCTAAGTAAATAAACCGCAATACCAATTAATGCAATTGGACCTAAAACCATTCCCCACGAAATACTTGATGTAATACCCATTAGTTTTATAGCAAATTCAGTTGCTAATATTGATTTTCTTAAATCACCAAATGCTTTTGCATATCCTTCAACAGGCGTTATTGCTAAAGCAATTTTTGAAAAAGCTAAAAAACTAATCATTGCAAAAGTTGCATAACCAATTGCACGGGTAACGTCAGGAAATTTATTTGTAAAATCTTCTATAAAATTACTGGCTTTACTAAAATAATCAGCCAGTTTTTTACTGTCGTCTTCAAAAGCCTCGCCGACTTTTGCTAAAGCGTTAGTTGCATTACCCAATGCCGAATCCCAAATATTTACGTTCGTTGTCATCATTTTTTTAACGCGTGTATTCATATCTGCCTGTGCATTTACTTTATCATTTAGCTGCTCATATCCTGCTTGACCTTTATTAATCATAGTATCTACTGCTAAAATAACATTACTATCATTGCCGAATAAATGTTCAATAACGGCTTTTCTTGATTCACTTGTTAATTTACTTAATTTTTTAATTTGTTCAAAAAAGTTTTTAATCCCTAGCGACTCGCCTTTATCTGAAAATTTAAATTTATCTGCTGGGTTTTTAATGCCTGCATTTATCTTTGCAAGTTTTTTAGTATCAAGCGTTGCACTAAATACTTTATTTAAAGCAATACCGGCAGTCTCACCTTTTAATGATGACTCTTCAAGCATCATAACTAATGGTGCCATCATTTTAGCCCCCTCCAAACCACTTTTACCCATCATTTTAGTTGCAGTACTTATACTCTTAAACGCCCCTAAAATGTTTTCGTGTCCCAATCCTGAAAACTTCATTTTTTGTACGTGGTCGGCTAAAGTAACCATATCATTACTGGCTGTTTGTGTCGCATCACCTAATTTAGCAATAAAATCCGCCGACTCTTCAGCCGATATTTTTAAATTAACTGATAAGTAAGCGGTTGCCTCGCCCATACCTGTTAGTATTTTTTCAGTAGATATGCCTTGTTGCGACAAGACATTCATCATTTTCATATAGTCGCCAGTGTTACCCGGCAAGTCCCCACCGAATGCTTTTGCCATCTCCTTAATTTTATTAATGTTTTTGTCGTAAGTGCCGTCAGCACGTAGCATTGAGACTTCTAAATCATTGATTGCAGTTTCCTGTTCAGCAAATGCCGACACTGATTTTTTAATACCTGCAATTACACCAGCACCGATGGCTAAACCTGCTAAAGCATCGGTTACGCCCTTCATATTTAACTTAATTTTATCTAACGGGCTTAATAATCCACCTAACTTATTGTTTAAGCCTTCAACTTTGGTTGAGCTTTTTACAACATTGGTTGCAAATTTAGAAAAAACCGCACTGGCTTTATCAGTTGCCGATATACCGAACTCTGTTGTAAAAATTTTACTCATTTTTTTAATGCTTTCTGTTCAGCTTCTGCAATTTCATTAATTCTTTCAGCCCAATAAATTAATTCTTTTATTGTCATATTTAAAACATCACCGACTGATATGTTTCGGCTTAATAAGCAAGACACTAAGCTATTTAATAAGTCTATTTTTGTACTAGTTAAATCGCTTAACGCTTGCTCCTCGTAAAAACTTCTATCACCCGCTGGGCTGCGGGCATAAATTCGCGAATATCAATTGCGTTTAATTCATCCTTATTTAAACCGTTTAACTCTAAGACTTGACAAGAAAAATCTATAATATCCGACATTTCAGCCGTTATTTTACGAACCAATACCATTACTGGTTTAATGTTATCAATGATATTGATTAACTCCTCGCTGCACTCTTCTTTAAAATCAAGTAAAGATAACTCGGTTATTTTTTCAGAATACCCTGTTAAATCAGCAAAATGCAATTGGTCTGCATCATTCTTTTTTAACTTTGTAGCTGCCAATAAAACATTAAAAGCGTTTACTGTTTGAGTATTCTTACCAAAGCCAATATTTCTAAAGTCTCCAACAGTAATAAACTCGGGGATTGTTAATTCAGTGATATATTCATCTTCACCGTTTACGCGTGTTTTAATCGGCTCTATCAAAGTGTAAACTCTGCCTGAATTGTTTTGATTTAAAGTTAATTGGCTTTTCATGAGTATTCAATCCCTACATCGCCTTTAAATTTTAATTCTAAACTTGCTTTACTGTCATCATAAGTGATTGTTTCAGACAATGAAGCATTCTTAATTAAATACCGCTTACCAGTACTTGCACTAATAATTAAATCACCGCACCCGTCAAAAAGTGAAGGCGTAAACTGCCCATTATTAACCACCGACAAAGTAACCTCGCTGGGCATTAATTCGCTTGTTTGAGAATAACGCCCAGCAACAGTCATAACGCCATCAGTGCCTATCCACCCGCCCAAATTAAAACTTGATGCTTTTGTTACTACATCTAAATTAGTACCGTTAAAACTTGCACCAATAACGCTCATTGCACTACTTTTACATAAAGCCATTTTAAACTCCTTTTAACTTAACAAACAATGTAGCCAATACCTACCGCTTTTACTGATAAGATATTTACTAAATTTGGCAACATATAAATATTGATTGTATCGCAGTCAGTGGTTGAACGCTCAACAATTAAATCTTTTACAAATTGGTCAAAATCTTCAACCAATCCTAAACTAACCCAATCACGCCCTAGCGAAATAATTGCGCCTTTTAAAATTGAAGGTGTTGCAACATCAGAGGGCAATCCTACAGTACCGTCATCTGCTAAACGATTTGACGGAAATTGTAACTCCAGCATATTACGCAAAGACCAACGAAAAAAAGATTTTGTAAATTGAGTTTCCACTCGTCTTTCGCCATCACTTACCGCCCCGCTATCCGTTAAAGTACGTTCTGTAATTGCCGCCTGCAGCATTACTTGACTATCTTGATTGTAATTGTATGTCGCTAAGCCGTAATTTAAAATCATACGATTACGCTCGTTCCAACTAAAGCGAACTGGCATAGCAGCCGATTTTAAAGCACTCATTACAATGTTTTGATGGGGTTTATTCGCTACTACATCTACTAAATTAGAAGAAGTAGCCGCGTAAGCAGTAGCAGCTTGAAAAGATGCCGACATTAATCCTGGGTAATAAATATTATCAATCGTTTTATTTGGTTCAACCGCTAAAATAGTGCGGTATTCGCTGTTGCGATTTTGCATAAAGTTATTTAGCTGGGCTTCGTCTCCACGGAAAGCACCAAATACAACATAATCCTCTTGACCATTACCTAGGCTAGTTTCATTCGGTAAAGGCGACCAACGCGATTGTGCCTCTGCTAAAATTAAACCTGCGTTTAAATCGTCATTATACGGACATACAACGTGTGTAAAATACATATTTTGTAAGTTACTAATTGCAGTCGCAAGTGAAGGGTTACCTACTGCGGGTGTGCTTATAAAGCCAGTAAATAAACCCATAGGACTTGCAGTTACATCGTTAGTATAATATTGTGCTGATACTTGAATATCATTGTATAACTCTCCCGTTTCACGTGCAGTAAGTGTTAATATGCCATTGCTTTGTGTTGCATCAAACAATCTATTTTTATCAGCATTGATTAAATCTTTTAAGTAAATCGCAATAAATAAAGCATCATTACCTAGTGACACAGTTAAACGATATTCTGCTTCGTTAATATAAACACGCTCAACACCTGCTTTATTTGCAGCAACTGGGTAACTAATATTATAATCTGCAACAATCACTCGTTTAGTGCCTCCAGTTTCTAATAACTGTCCGCAAAAATACGCCTCAACCCGTGCATTCGTTTTAAAATGCGTAATTGCTTGATGGTGAATAGGTGAACCTTGACCAAATAATGTTCCTGCTTGTGCAGCGTTAGTTACTTGATACGCTATATTTGGACGTGCAGTTGCTACACGTAAAGCACTTGTAAGCGGTTGATTAACATTTGAATTTACTGTGCTATGTGCAAATTCGCTACTCATTTGACCAAACACAAGATTAACGTATCTTTTACTACCACTGGTAGTTCTTGCACGTGTACTGTCAAACTCGGCATAAGTACCAGGAACGGCAATACTTGCGGGTATTTGTTTAAAACTTATTGTCATAAATTACCTTTTTAGTTACATTCTTTTTTTAAATTACAATCAATTGTTTTAATATTAAGTACTGCATTAGTAAAAGCACAGTAATTATTACACTTATTTAAATCAATTGTATAATAAACTATTACAGTTAAAATAGCCATAGAAAAAGGAACGTCTCCGCTTTCTGATTGTTGTATTTCTGTATTTATTTCAATTGTAGGCTCAACATAAACGCTTTGATTATTATATTTTATTTCACCTGCTTTTATAAATTCAATTAATAAGCGTTCAACGTCCAAACAAATACTGTCCAAATCCTGTGCTAAAACACTATAATTTACGGGCTGTTTTGGCATACCAACAACTGATTGTTGTAATTGTATAGCATCAGGTGCTCGTCTATTATAAATTTCAATTTGAAGATTTAATCGTCTTTTAAAAGTTCCAAAATTTAAATTGTCGTTATGCTGGTCATCATTCGTATAGATTGAAACACAAGGCAAGTCGCTTACGCTATCTAATTTTACTGCTCTTTGAATAAATACTCTATGTTTATATTCATCGCTTCGGTTGATTAGTTTCAATGCTAAAGAATTGCGAATAATACTTCTAGGGTGAAGTATAATATCCATATTAAGCCTCTAATCTTATGTGTTCTTCAACTAACAAGTTAGACCACTTTCTACTAAACAATGCCTTTAGTTTTTCTTTTCTTATTTCATAGTCTAAACCAACATCAATCAATGATGTGTTTACTTTCTGTAAATTTTGTACTGCTGCTATTTGTTGAGGCGTTAGTTCGTCTCGTAAATTATCTAAATTATCTAATCCCCAGTCTTCTTTTAACTTTTTAGCAGTACTGCCCATAACGATTATATTAATTAAGTTTGCTTCGTTGCTGTAGTGAAAGTGTTCTGTAGTTTTACCTAGTGATGCCCTTGTTTCTTTTAGTGCTGTGGACATTGGTTTATATTCTAACCGTGCATCACTCCTTGCCTGTTCTTTTAGTGCTAGTTCATTGCGTAACTGTTGCAGTTGCTGTTCACAATTAATAAAGTATTTGCGTATCTCTTTACCTTTTTCGTTACGCTCAACCATACCTAACTCTTTAGCCATACTAATAGATATGTAGTATTCTACTGTTGGACGTCCACCTTTAGGGTTATTGATAACTTTATCAATAAGTACATAATCTACCCCTTCTTTGAAATCATAATCAGCAATCCTGTTTTTAATCCAGTTTGCAAATTCTTGTTTACTTTCTAGGTAAACCCATAACTCTCTTGCTGATACTGTATCAATAGTTTTATTTTTATCTATTGTTGTTTGTTGGATATTTAACAAACCTTTTAGCGTAACTGTGTTTTTCATTCTAGTTTCCTTTATGGTTATTGATAAATTTATCAGCCGTCAAATAATCAACGGGCTTGATTTTGACTACCGCCTTTGGCGGAAGTGAAATTAAATTAATTTAAAACGCTCATTATCTATAACCTCTACTTTATTACAAAATAGTTTTTCTATTACTTTATTGTTTTTAGTTTGCGATAACGTGCTTCTATGATCCATTTCTAAAGCACAGTTTAAATCACTTTCATAACTGCTTACATATATTTTATAGGGTGAATTTTTTACCCACTCATTAAATATGTTATGGCCTAACTTTTCTTTATATTCAGCTGTATTTTTATACGGTGGGTCGCAATAAATAACTGTTTCATCAATTGGCGTATTAATAATAACATCTTGATAAGAATGATTAGTGATTATTAAATTTTCTAAAGCCTGTAATTGTTGTATTTTTTCTAGGCGTTCCAGTTGTTGCGGCTGCTGTAAACTTTTTAGATGATTTAATCGCTCTATTTGCTGGCATGATTTTAACTGTTCTATTCTTTCAAATGGCTGAAATCGTTTTAATTGCTGTATGTGAATTAATTGCTGTAATAACTCTAATTGTTTTAATTGATTTAAATTACATTTTTTTTGATAATTAGATATTTGCATTCTTAAATCTAATCTACGCTCTTGATAATCAATACATTTAGGCATTGTTAATGTTAAATCTTCCTCAATGCCATATTTTTCTTTTACGTAATTTTTACAATAATCTTGCATATCTTTCATTGTGTCTATATTATTAACAACGGCTAAATGAAAGTTCTTTTTATATTGCTCTATATCTTTCCCAAACAAATAATCTTTTTGATTATTACCAAAGCTCCAGCAAGTTTTTAACAACCCACCGAACCAGTCGTTATCATTTTTATGTTTATTAAATGTTTCACGGCTTACCCACTGATAAAACTCTTCAGTTACGCCTTCGTTACGTATCTTTTTAAGTAACTCAACTATGCCAGTATTTAACTCGTTGTAATTAACTTCTTTAAATTGTGAACGCTGTAATGCTTCAAAACTAACTGCACCACCGCCTCCGAATAAATCATAAAAATACTTTGCTTTTGGATTGTGTGCAATAATATAATCAATAATAGGTTTTGACAATTTACGCTTACCGCCCATATACGGCATACCTAATTGTAGGTTAGTCATAGCACATCGCCCGATAACACGTTTTGATAAAGTATATCACCCGCCCCTGCATATCTTGCATCTACTGAATGACACACCGCAATATAACTACTGATACCGTCCTCTATTACGTCTATAACCTCAAAAGTAGCATTACGCGATGTGATAGTATCGCCGTGAACTGGGCGTCTATCAATTGCACACTTTGCTATTAAAAACTCATACTTAACTGAATTAATATTCATACTGCCGCCTAAATCAACCTCTTGATTGTTGATATAAAACACGGCACACATCGGCATACTTGAACCATTGTTGTAATGATAAATAATATTCTCACCCATTGTTTTAGTAACTTTCTTTATAGCTTTATTCGCCATTTTAATAAATTTAGAAGTCATCAAACAATCTCGCACGTATATTTAAACTGCTTAATCGCTCCACTATTTGTAGTAATTAAACATTTAATTGTTGCAGTACTACCTAATGTCCCACCGCTTAACTGACAATAAACATACGGCGATTGTATTGCTTGCATACTGATTGTAACGCCGTTGTCTGCACTCCACAAAGCACTAATTACTGTTTCATCAAGTAGCACATTGGGCTGCCTAGGCAATTTAAGCAAGTAACTTGTACAATCAATAGACACTGGTATAACTTCAGCCGATACTTTGCTTTTTTGATTATTAATGCAAGGAACTGCTGGGGTTATTATTGTTGGTTTTAAACAGTCGGACATAATTTAAACTCGTGATTGTTGGGTTGTAAAATAAATAAATGGCTGCTATTGTTAATCGTAAAATTATGAGAATTACTTTCTAAAATAAAATCGTGCCGTTTACAATTGCTTGATTGATTAACCAAATTATCTAAAATAACCAATTCTTTTTTATCGGGCCATAAAATCATAATCCACCCCATAGCACACTCATAATACCACGCTCCAAAGTAATTAAATCACCATTACTCAATAATCCTTTAATTATAAAAGTGTGGTTTCTTAAGCCTACTTTTAATTTTAAAGTTTCAGCACGTGGTAAATCAATGACTGCAAAACAATTTTTAAGTGAACCGACTACATCAATTACTGGCATCTGATTAATACAATCTCTGTGATTAAACGATATAAAGCGAACTGCAACAATGCCCGTTAAATCAAGGTTAGCAGTAATTGCTAACTTATCTTTATAATCATCACCTGCATATAATTCAATGTGTCGGTTCATCTTTAAGCCTTTTTAATTTTAGTAACACTTTCTGCTAAAATTTCAGTCTCTATTTCAGTTTTAGGATTAACTACTTTTACAATTAAACCTAACTCAAGCAACTCATCAATACGCTGCTTAGGCAATTCAATAAGTATTTCGTTAGGTGATTGTAAGCCAATTGTGCATAAAGTCTTGTACATATTAAGATACAAATCCGTTACCGCCAATAACCATATTAGCACCTGCTGGTACAACCATTGGGGCAGCCTGAAGCATTACAAACAACAAGGAAGGGTCGGCTTGTTTCCAAGTTTTTGCGTAATATTCATAACCCTCATAATTTGCGTCAATATCTTCAATTTTACCAAATGCACGAATGCCATCGGTAGAAGAAACTAAACCGCAATAATTATCAGGTAAAAAAAACTTACGCGTTCCTGTTGAATCAGTATAAAAGCCATCGTACGTCCATACCTCTAAACCATTGCCATTTTTATCATCTAGTTTTAATTTAAAGTTCGCCTGATTATCGCTTTTATTAAATACCGTACCCTCTAGCGGATTACGAATACCAGAATAAGGCTTAACATAAGTATCGTTAAAATCATTGTGCTTAACAAGTGATTTCCAAACTTTTGTACGCATTACCAAAATTCTACCGTAGTTGCCAGTTAAATCAAATGATAAATTAGACATTGTCTCAATATCCTGAACAGGAGTTGACGTCGCTAAATTCCACGGGATTGCAGGAACAAAGTTAGCAGCGGGTGAACGCCCGAAATCAGCTTCGTACAAAGGGTGGTCGTCGCTCATGACAATAACTTTACCAGTAGTAAAAACTTCGGCAGCCATTTGTTGTACACGACTATCTAACATTCTTTTCATTAAAGCAGTTTTTTGTAGCTGGTCAATTTGTATCGCTTCAGATTGAGACATACGCTGGCTAATTGTCATACCACCGTCTCTCAATTGATTTAAAAGTACGCTATCAACCGATTTACACGGCTCTATCGCCATTTTAGGTTTTACGTATGCAAATTTAATAAAATCAACTGAACCAGTACCACTTGCACGAACTGGGCGACCTTCAACGCACGGCGAAACGTAAGGGGCTAAAGGTACAGTCATGTTTAAACTGCCTAACGCTAAAACGTTTTCACTTGTTATTTTTTTTCTTGCAAAAAAAGTATCAATAAGCCAAGAACCGCCGCCGTCTCGCTCTCTATTATTTAATAGTGTAAGTTCAAAATCACCAATTAAATCAACTGGTAAACCTCTGTAATTAAATGTACTCATTATACAACAACCTTTCTTAGTTCAATATTTAATTGTGCACCACGTCCACGGGCTGGGGCGTATTGTGCTAACGTTAGTTTTACACCTGATAAACTGCACATAGCAATATCAAACTCGCCTTGTGTATATCCTGCAATTTCATAACCAGCTGCTGCATGTGCTGTTGTTTGAATAACAGTAAACGAATGTACTGCAATCGCGTCAAAATCACCGGGTAAAGTTGCTAAAGAATATGCGTTTGTTGAAGCGGTTAATTTTAATAAATCACCACGTTTTATAATTACGCCAGCAGGGCATAGTGCATTATTTGTCTGTACGTGGTCGCCAACAACCAACATATCGTCATTACGCGAAAACGTAACGGTAGGTGTTTCACAGCATCCAATACTCATTATTTATTACCTTTCATCATTGCTAAAAAAACTGCACTTTGTTTTTCAGTACTAATTTCAGATTTTTCACTTAAAGCAATTGGGGCGTTCGCTCCAATACTCATCTGTTGTAATAAAGCACTGTGATTAATAGTTTCAGCCTGCTTTAAATCGGCAACTGCTGGAAACGCTGCTAACAATTCAGTTGCTTGATCTGCAGTCATATCAGTTTTTAATGCTAAATGTGTAGCCTGTGTTTCGCGACCTTTAGCAACATTTGCATTTAAAATTGAAGAGATACGTAAACGTTCACTTGTCGCCCCGTCTTTTTGTGCCTGCATTAAATCCGCCCCAGTAGGGGACTGCTCTATACTCATACTAGCTCCTTTTGTCCGCCCAGCCGGGCTTTTTGTTAAAAAACTGTTTGTTAAAAAACTTTTAAATTGCGATAAAACACTATCAAAACTGGCTACTTCATCAGCAAAGCCAATATTAACGGCTTCAATACCACGATAACACTGTGCCTCTGTGTCTAACACTGATTGTAAACTAATATTGCGGTTTTTAGCAATAGCACCAGCAAACATTAAACGTAAATTATCAATTTCAGCCTTAAACTTATCTTGTACATCTTTTGATAACACCTCGTACATATTGCCATCGGCTTTATGTTTACCGCCGTAAATTAATGTTACTTTTACACCTTCGCTTTCTAATTGCCGACTAAAATCAGCGTGTGCCATAATCACACCCACGCTACCAACCTCGGCTGTTTCAGTTACAAATATTTTATTGGCACTGCTTGCTGTCCAATATGCAGCGCTTGCTGCCAATTCATTACTGATTGACCAAATTGGCTTACTAAAATTATTAATCTTATTAGCCAAAGCGGCACACCCCGACACTTCACCGCCTCCGCTATTTACATCTAATAAAACGCCTAGAACTTCTTTATTGTTCGCTGCATCCTCTAATTGTGCTGCTATGCCATCGTATCCAGTAACTCCTGAACTTGCACCGACATAACCTGACTTGTGAACTAGTGAACCTTCAAGCGGTATAATTGCAACACCGCCTTCAATGCGATAAGTACCACTTGCTCTAGCCTCGTAATTATCAGCCATAGCCTTGCATTGTTCATGATTCAATACCTCGCCATCGGTTAATACTAAGTTAGTAGCGTTAATTCTGCTACTCAAATAAGAATACAAAACCGCTGCTCTGTCCTGTGATAGTAGCATCGGCGTATTAAACGCCCTTTGTGCTAAATATTGAAACTTACTGTTCATTTGAACCTTCCAATTCTTGTTTAGTATCTAAAAAAGCACTTTCAGCAATACGCGGCGGTAAGCCTCTTGCTATTCTATCCAATTCTTCGTATTGCCTTTGGTCGTTTACTTCTTGCCAGTCTAATCCGTTGTCAGAACATTCTTGTTGCTGTGTTGTTAATCCATTATTCATTCTTATTTCCGACGCTTTCGCTGCTTTTAATTCATCAACAACTAAACGCCCTGCACCAATCCAATTAGAATTTAATAATTGAGTTCTTGAACTCCAATAATCTACGCCCTTTGGCGGATTAATAATGCCCTTTACAATCGCTTCATCAATAAATGCACGTAAAATTAAACTAGCCAGTTTTTCAGCAACTACTTTACTTTTTGAAAGTTGATTTTGACTTGCAATTTGTGTAGACATTCTACTACTTGCAAAGTTTGAACTGCTAAAATCACCTGTGTATTGTTCATAAGATAATCCCGCCGCTTTTGCATTGTTTAAATGTTGTTCTCGTTGAAACTCTGCATAATTAGTAGGGGGTAGCTTAGGGCTTTGAATGTCTAAACTTTCACCGCCAAATAATCTTGTTATTGCTATGCCATCGTCAAATAGATTTATTTTTTTTGCGTGTTCGTTTTTTGCTGCTCTGTAGTTCTCAAATTCACCTAAGGCATCGTCACTGCAATTGTTTAAAGCATTTAACACGTCGCTTTCGTGGTCTGATTTAATAGTCATCGCGTACTTGCTACTAGCAATTGCTAATTCAACTGTTGCTTTTGATAACTCAAACTGCATTTTTGAAGGATTAATAACCGCTGCTAAGGATGATATACCTCTTGTTTGACTAGGTTCAATTGTATCAATAATATGTATTACATTTAACCAGCCAAAATCATTAAACTTTTTAACGTAAGAATATTCATTCATTGAATAGTCATAGCCAAAATCATTAGGGTGTTTTTTAGATATGTAATACCCTACGGCTTCACCGTATTCATCAATTGCAACACCCCCCCGTACTACATAACCTTCTTTATTTTTAATATCGCTTAAACCTTTTAACTCCGTTGGCGTATCAACACGCGGCGGGGCTATACTTTGAAAGCAAGTACTAAAACCGCTTTTATTTGGTCGCCATTCTCTTGTAAAAAACGACTCGCCGTAAAGTAAATCCATACCGATGGCTTCGCGTATGATTTGAGTAAATGTTTTTTGTCGCCTAGCATCAAATAAACACTCGGGGGCGTCAGCAATACTATTAAATAACGCCTCTACTTGACCCGCCCATTTATTCGCTTCAACGACATCAATATTTAAAGCACGGTATGACGGCATTAATTGAAGCCTAAACTTTGAACCGACAATTGCGTTCTTTGAAGTTTGAATGCTGGCACTAATAAAGCCTACGTTCCTTGATAAATCAGTAAGCCTACCTTCAATAACGGGCTTATTACCAATAATTGCCTTATCAGCAGATACAGTCGTCGGTAACCAGCCAGTTAAGTTTCTTTCAGCAGTATTACCGCTAGAAAAAGCGGTATTTTTAGCCTCAATTTTTGGCTTATCAAATGAAAATAGTTTTTTAAAACTTTTCATTTTTTACGTGACCCAGCAACCTATCGCCATCTTGTATTCTAATATCAGTTGATTTATCCCAAGCATCCAATGATTTTTGCAAATAAAATAATGAGTTTTTACGTGCCATTTGAACATCTGGATTAATATGTGCAGAAAACTCAATTAAAAACTCAATACGATTAATTAATGCATTCATATAGTCTTGAGTAAACAAACCTACTGAATTAACTGCATCGTCCTTAACTTCAATAAAAGTCATTGTTTGTACACTGCCGTCAATAAAGCCATTTTCAGAACGATTAGTCAATTCATAAATATGCCCATCTTTTATCACTTTAAACATAGTCAATCCCTACATCATTATTTATTGCATTTTGTAATTCAATTTGTTTTTTTGTCTCAATTATCCTAAAGTATAGTTCAGTTTTAATTCTATTGCAAAGGGTTTTATCTTTATAC